GGACTATATTGGCTCTAGTAATTAGAGAATAATAATATTACTCTGATACTACTTCCGACAGGTGCCAGCGCATGCTGGGCCTGCCAAACATAATCTGATTACGCTTATCACAGGCGAACGGATTATACGTTATTCCTGCGGCGCGCTCGATTATCCCTTCTAGGGTATCTGATGCGTGCTCAAAGCGAGGTCCGCTCTTGAGGTACTGATTTAACAGATAGATGGAAGAAATATCTTGGAGAATTCCCAGATGTTGTTCATCAAGCTTAATAAGGTCTTGATCAGCCTCATGCACTTGATATGAAGAATACCTGCGAATGCGGGTATCTTTTACATCGGGAGGAAAACTAGCTTTTATGAATTTTGGAGCGATAGCTGTTTGGCAATCGTCTTCAATCCATTTTTGCAAGTTTAGAGTTACCACCTCGTCTGAAGGTAGCTTGGCTTTTAGGCGCGTAATACGGTCCATTGTGGCCAGTGCTACGTCTGTATCAATTTCTTGATCAGGTCCGCCTTGGAGTAATTTCTCCAGCTTTGCAATTTCAGCCATGACACGATCGGCAAGCTTTTCGATTGTGGTATGGGTACTGTCCTCGTGTTGCACATACGTCACCAGTTTCATGGAACGCTCTGCTTCACACAGGCCGGTTTTCTTGTTCACGAAGTGAGCAATACTAGCAGACGGTGGGCTAAACATCTTACCGGTATCACTATACCCCCAAAGATCGGGGGTATGGGAACCAACAGGAGAAACAGTCATTTTCGGAACTAAGATCGATATGATCTCCGATGCAACACGACCTGCCTCTACGCTAAAACTCATTAATCTTTGTTGCAAAGATACAAGAGTCGTCAGCGAGTCTGTTAGTTCTTGAGAAATACCGTTGCGGTACGTATGATTTTGAAGAGCATTTGCTACCAATTCACCATGAATTGGATGCCTCGGATAGTAAATTGCCGAGATGTCTTCTCCATCATAGTATTCTTTTCCGCATGACTCACGGTATTTAGAATCGCCGCTATAGGATTTGGCCATGTTAATAGTAAAACCTAAATGATCTAGGATCGCCACGGTTGTGTCGTAACAATCGTTTCTTACTATTTGGTCGTCTCCATAAACACCCGGTATTGGCAATTCAAAGGTAGTATTATCAACGTCAAAGGAAATTGTCGGGTCCGGCCTATTACCAAAGTAGTATAGTACTTCTGCAGCAATATTTGCTGCATAAAATACAATACACTCAATGATAAAGGTCAACGGATTTCCCATCGTGGCAAATGACACGAGACTGCGACGTTGTCCACTGCTGGTCTCATAATACTTTGGTGTAACCTTATTCACAATCGATACAAATCTTTCAGGAAATAGCCAGGATATCATACTCCTAGTTATACTGTCAGATGCTGCACTCAAGTCGATAGTTGCCAATGATTTCGTCATTGACGCATAGAGACAGAGCTTTTGATTGAAAGTCTGGTCACGAAGTTTAATACCTTCTGGCAGATAGGTCTCAATTATATCAACCAGTGCACGTGCTGATACAGCGCGCCAAGTATCTTCCATTGCAATCATACGATATGTCTTGTAATTCTTCGGAACGGAACACAGTTTAACTGTATCTCCATAATCTTCGGGATTACCTAGGAAACCAGCTCTTAAAGAAGGCTGATAACCAAAGACCCCCGGAAGCGCGTCGGGACAATGTTTAGCGATCTGAAATAGCTTATTTGCTAAAATCGGCTTCGCGTCACGCGCACTACCCGGAGTTAATCGAAACTCATGATTTGCTAAGGAGATCTCTAGCTTTTCGCAGAGATCCTCCCAAGGCATCATGTCAAAGATAACTTGTTTTACAAGCTCGATGACATATGATGTTGAATAAGGGTGTTTAGTACGCTCATTTATCAGCAGTTGTCCCTGTCTCTTGGAGAAATCTTCCTCGCAAGCTCTTGCTAATGATTTATCATCGTTCGCAGAAAAGCGCTTAGGGTACTTTAACAGCTGATTCATAATGCGTATAGCATCGGCCTCTTGTGGAAGTGGTTTTAGCTTAGCAAAGCCATAACCAAACTGTTTACGTGTTAAAACATAGTAATACAGAGGTCCCCACAATGGATCCTGAATGCTCTCGCCTGCTACTAACCTATCTGCACAATTGGAAGCTGAAGCTATACAAGCTTTTAGCCCGTGCTCTAACGCAGTTTGTATTAATTTAGCTGCGGTAGGTTGGTGATAGTCGGCAATCATCGTTGCCCAAGTAGATAAACAAACTATATAAGGCAGACGGTTTGAAGCTGGATTGAAATCCTTGGAAAAGTCTTTACGGATAATTGTATCGACTTGCTTCATTGAGAGATCTATAGCTCCCATAAAATAAAATTTTTCCATTAATATTCCTCACATTTCTGATTCTGAATTATTCAGTAATCGGTCTCTCGGCAGATCTCATAAGATCGTCGAAGCGGAATGTTCCATCAGTACGTTCAATTGCGGAAACCAATCTTTTGAAGGCTCTCGTAATAACATCATTAGTGATTAAATCAGCTTTATGATGACGTACTGATAAGGTAATGACGATGGGCTCATCAATACAAAATGAAGTATCCACAGAGTCTGAGACTCTCGCGAGATCCTCCAATTTAATAGTGTATTGAACGCCTGATTTTACTGGAGACGGATACTGTACATTAAGTGCAGTATTAATACTTTTAATATCTCTACACTGATAAGTTATCAGCTCAGAGCCGATAGGTGCTGTCTTGTTATCAAGAGTGCATTCTTCGGATGTGTCCGCAGTAAATGAATAATTTGTTGTTAAGCCGATACGATCAGCTACAACGGGGTGTGTATTCTCTGTACCTGCATTAGTATAGAGAAAATTAATTGTCTTTGACATAATACTACCTCCTAAATAGTAGCGCGGCACTATCTACGACTCTTTTAATTAAGGTCTTGTTAGATGTACCAGATTGTTTAAACCAGTAACAGCCGGCAAGGCTGGGCGGCGCACTATCCGCCCAACGCGAGTAATTTTTAACGGTATATCCGTCAATTACGCGTTGATACTCCAGCGACACGCAGTAGTTTGAAATTTCAAATCTACCCGCTAGCTGGTTCTTCGTATCCTCGATATCAAGGACGTCGGAAATCGGGAGAAACCAGTCGACTACAAATGAGTATGGCACTAAATCCCATAACAGGTATAGATCAGGTATCAGTCCCCAGTTTAAAAGCTGATCATAGGCTTTACTGAGAGCTGTACGCACGGTGCTATGTACGATTACTCGTACACGGCATACGACATTGACTCCTTCAACCGTCATAGTGCTCATTCCATAATACGCAACAGGTAATTGGGCTGCGAGTGCTTCCTTAATCTTGGATCCCGCAAGGCCTTTAGCTGCCTCCTGAGCGTCCAAAACACCGGTGGATATCACATAGCGATACTTTAACCACGCGTCCTGCCACGATCTTGGAATAGATATCTTCCCATGCTTTAGGTCACGCAGCATCTTGGCTATTTCAGCGATATTAGTAATACCGTTGTCCCAAGTACCCTCAATCTGGTCATAGGCATCTTTTAAAGCATGCTGTTGAAGCCACTGTAAATAATACTGTGACTGAACCAGATTACAAATCGGATAACCAGGAAGATGTCCACCTTCCCAGAATGCGAACGTGTCGTCTAACATAGGCATTGGACCTTCTGAGCCGATAGCATGTACTAGTGGTGTAGAGTAATTAGAACCATTATATTGGTAATATAACTCCTCACGGAACCTAGACAGCGTACTCTCCATAACTGATGCACATTGGCTGTATATAGCCTCATATCCACCATTCTTGATTAGATCTGATATGCTTTTGCTACCTGTAGGCAATATGACCATAGGGCCAATATAGTCTCCAGGCTTAACCGAGAATTGATAACTCGAGTTACCGACAAAAGTATAGGCGTTGACAAGGATCGTATGATTCTTAGTACGTGAGACTCCTAATGTTATTGTTAGGGATCGCACGTCGTCTCGACCCGGTTTCACGGGACCTGAGTGGCATACCTTACCACCAGTGATACAGGCATAATAGCCTGTATCGTACTCATAAACCTGCAGACCATTCATGATTATCGTGCCGTGCTCATTGCAGTCCACCTGACGTAATTCAGTTGAGTCTTCACTGTACTTATACGTTCCAGATTCGACTATTTTCCAGCCGGCTCTATAGCCAGTCGGAACGGACCACGTGTTTGACGGCCTCGCTAAAAACGATGCATGAAAACAGTCGCGGTCTGAACTATGCCTACCGCCAGAGATATACCTCTCAGCGATAGGTACCGCAGAGCCCTGCTTGAGATAACCCTTTGGGAGCTCAGGCCTTGTAAAACCGTGCGGCCATACAACCGCACACATTTTGGTGCCAACAAAGGCATCCGAAAATACAGATTCCACAGTATTCCTCCTTTCATGGGTGTATT